TAAAACTTATTCATATTATTACTTTTTAATTACACTTATATTATCACTTTTACTTTTACTTTGTAACGTATTTATTTAGTTAAATCATAAATTCTTAAATACCATTCTTCAATTGTTTCATTATATTTCATTTCACAATTTTCTTTTACAAAATCATTTTTCATTATAACACTTTCATTGAAAATTTGTTCTTTACTTCCATAGTAATCACTTTTAAATATTTTATCTAATTCTACTTTAACTAAACTATTTAGTATTACTTTGTTTTGTTTTTTAACTTCTTTTAAATGTTTTTGTAAACTCATATTGTTTATATTTTAATTACACTTATATTATCACATTAACATTAAGTTTGTAACGTATTTTTTTATATAAATATTCAAAAATTATACCTTTTTAGAATTTTATGTAATATATAATATATAGTAATAATATTAATAATAATTTAGTATAATGTATAATTTATTGTTAATATAATAATTAAGTGTGTACATATATAACTCGATCGCTAATAATGCAACAAAACAAATAAAAAATTGAGTAATTAATATTGAGTGTATAGTATAATCAATAATATAGCAATAAAACATAGAAATATATATAGATAATTGCAAATAATACAATTGCTGTGCAATACAAAACCTCTATATATCTAATAACTAAATATCCAATATACTACTAATAATTTAATTAAATTACACGATGAGTAACAAAAAAGAAGTGTTACACGTTAAGTCAAATGGTTTACGTAATGAATTGAAGGAGATACGTAAAGCAATCGACAACCTAACAGACGCGTTGCTATTAATTAGCAACACACAAACACACAAACGCTATGAGAAAGACATTAGTACTCGTCGTAGCATTGATGCTTCCTCAAGCATTGGGAAGCTGTATGACTACGAATAGAGTAATTCAGAAAGAACGATTTTACAAGTTAACGTATGATATAGACTGTGATAACCCACGGGAAGTGCGCTTAGCTCAGAACCTATACATCGAAATGATGGATAACAAATAAGTATTAATTAAAACCAAAAACCTTATGACTTATTACTACCAATTTACCAATGCGACCAACGCAAGAGTAAACCAAGAAAACAAATTGAAAGAGATTAAACGATTTCTAGAGCATGTATCTGAAAAGAAGAACTGGCGGATTGTTGAGTTGCCTAACGGCTACTATCAAGCTGAGTATAAGAAAGCTTCTTGTAATTGTGAATTAACATTGGAAAAATGTGATTGCGAATGGGTAGATGTTACACGCAGAGAAACAATCGAGTCGTGTGAGAAATCAATAGACAGCTCTGTAGAACATTATAAGCGCAAATTAAGAGCTTTTGATGGTCCTAGAGTAGTAAAGACATTCGAAGATGAAAAAGACGAATAAAAGACCACAAGCTACATCACCTTTATTTAAGAAGGATGCTTGTTATTACAAAGTAAAAAAGCAATACAAAGTGTTCCCGAGTGCATATGCTTCGGGAGCCATTGCTAAATGTAGAAAAAACAGTAAGTAAATGAAACTACCTAAGAATGGAGTAGCTAAAGAAATCCGCCACTACGTTGGCAGTCTATTTATATTCTTACTTATAATGTCTATCATCTTTATTTTGATGAAGTACCCAGTACTTGAAACGAATAAGGAGGTGGTCATGATGCTTATCGGTACCCTGTCCGCATCAATAGGACTTGTAATAAGTACTATCACAGGATCAAAGCCAGACGACATCAATGCGCTTAAAACTGAAATTGAAAAGAAGAATGAGCAAATTGAAAATCTAGTTGAGGCTAAAGATAATTTATGCAAAAACAAATTCTTGATAACCAAGATGACGTTATGGATAAGATCATTCTTAAAGCAGCATTGGATTATGATGATCGCGCTGCTGCATTAAAACAATTAAATAAAAATGGCGGTACGCAAGACTAAAAAAGGTGCAAATCTTAAACGTTGGTTTAAAGAGAAGTGGACTGACGAAAAAGGTAATCCTTGTGGTTCTACTAAAAATAAAAAAATAAAGAAGTGCAGACCCTCTGTTCGCATGAGCAGTTCAACACCTGTAACATGGAAAGAAATGAGTTCTTCTCAGAAAAAGAAAGCAATCGCAGAGAAGAAACGTACGGGTATGGGTAAGCGCACTTCATCAATTAGAAAACGCAAAAAGAAATAACTATGAAATCACCTGATGAATTACCACTACAATCACCCATGATGCGTTACGGGTCACCTTACCCTAGAAAGACATCTCACAAGGCACCCCCAAATTTTGTAGCGGCTATTAAAAATGCAGATAACGAAGGGGCCGATAAATTAGAGACAATGCTAACTCGCAAAAACAAATTTTGCGGTGGTATGTCTAAGCCTTACGGTAGAAAGAAGTAATGCCTCAAAAATTAAGCCCTGCTGCACGTAAAGCTAAAAAAGCACGTGACTTAGCGTACGCGAAAACTCCCCGCCGTCGTAAGATGAAAGCGGAGTGTCAAAAAAAACGCCGTGATGCTATTAAAAAAGGTAAAAATATTAAAGGGCTTGATTATGACCATAATACTAAAAGCTTTGTATCTGTAAAGAAAAATAGAAGTGGTCACGGTAAAGGAACAAAAAAATATAACACAAAATGAGAGCAACTCCGGTTACAGCAAAGCATGCTACCTGTACTTGCGCAATGGACACCCCTTTTGAACGTAAAAAAGGAAAGGCACCATCGCGTAAGAAATCAAAGGGTTATTATGCTAAAGTCAAAAAAGGAAGTGGCACAGGAAGTAAAGCTGGAGGTGGAATGACCGCTAAAGGTGTAGCTAAGTATCGTAAAGACTGCAGTTACTACTCCTCCTAGTAAATTAAAAAGAGGAAGCAAAGCGTGGAAACGTCGTAAATCATTCTGCGCAAGATCGAAAAGCTGGACTTCAGAAAGAGGTAAGGCTGCTCGACGTAAATGGAATTGTTAATATAATATACTTTTAATTTAATCTAATATAATTCAATGGCAATACAATTCGGTTCACCAAATATTGTAAAAAATCTAAGCTTCAAAAAAGAAGCAAAAGACAAACTTATAGACGGCATTGACAAACTAGCAGAAGCAGTATCAGTTACACTGGGCGCTTCTGGTAGAACTGTCGTGTTAGAAGATGACTTCGGTAATCCGCACGTAACTAAAGATGGAGTTACCGTAGCAAATTATATCAATTTAGAAGACCCAGTCGAAAACCTGGGTGTTACTATGTTGAAGCAAGCATCGAGGCAAACCGCCACAAAAGCCGGTGATGGTACAACCACCTCAACTGTTTTAGCACAAAGTATTATTCATAATTATTTAAAACAAAAAGGCGAAGACTTTTCTTTCCGCGATGTTAAAAACGGAATGGAGAAATTTGTAAAACAGGCTGTTACGAGTTTAGATAAAAAAGCTTTAAAGGTTGATGATAAAAGATTAAACCAAGTTTCGGTGATTTCATGTAACAATGACACAGAGCTTGGTAATTTTATTGCAGAAGCTTTTCGTACAGCTGGCGACAACGGTGTCGTAACAATGGAAACCTCGCCAACTAATGAAACGTATATAGAGTCTGTAGACGGTACGCATATTAAGTCTACAAGTAAAAGTATACATTTCTATACTAATAAAGAAAAAGAACTGTCGGAATTAGATAAGCCATTAGTATTTCTATGTGCTTCAGATATAAGTAATATCCGGCGTATTCAAACAATATTAGAGTTTGCGATCAAATCCAACAGATCGTTATTACTCATTGCCCCTTGCGACCAACAAATCGTATCCGCACTTGCAATGAATCACGTAAAGGGCAATATTAAGTGCAATGTTATCGATCCCCCGTCTTTTGGCCTTAAAAGAAAAGACATTTTGGACGACATTGCCCTTCTCACGGGTGCTACTGTTATTGATGAGAATCTAGGAGATTCTTTAGATAATATCACCCAAGAAGTGTTAGGGTCAGCCTCAAAGGCTATTATAGATATAGATGGTACTACCATCGCTATTGATGAAAAACCAGAAGGTGTTGCCGAAAGAGTTGAATACTTGCAAGCACAACTTGATGAGGAAGATCACCATGTTATGCGACCTCATTTAGAGCAAAGACTTGCTTTACTAAACGGAGGCGTATCTATTGTATATGTAGGTGGTGATACTGAAGTGGAAGTATCTGAAAAGAAAGATCGTGTGGATGATGCTATACACGCTGTACGTGCCGCTAAAAAAGAAGGTATATTACCGGGTGGTGGTGCTTCGCTCTGTTATGTGTCTTCAACTTTAAAAGTAAAGACTAAAAACGAAGGAGAAGATACAGGTGTTGAAATAATAAAGCGTTCTTTACACGCACCATTCTTACGTATTCTTAAAAACGCGGGATTAAACCCGGCAGACTATAGAGAATTTCAAGGATGGGGATACGGTGTGGATGTTATTGATGGTAAAGTAAAAGACATGCGTAGAGCAGGTATTATTGATCCTTTGCTTGTAACTAAATCAGCACTTGTAAATGCTTTTTCTGTAGCTACAACTATTTTATCAACTGATTGTGTAATTTCAAATGTTCGTGATTATGAAGGCAATAGGTAAGTATATAGTTATTACAGAGATTAAGGAAGATATTAAGAAGACGGAAGGAGGCTTATTGTTAGCCGAAAACCATCGGGAAGATATAAGATATAGAACAGCAACTGTTAACTCAATAGGGACCACCGTGGAAGGTATTATGGAGGGTGACACTATATGGTACGACAGGTTTGCTGGACACAGTATTGAAATTGACGATAACTTATATAAAGTTATTGAAGAAAGAGATGTAATTATAGTTTTATAATGGATCGTTCGGATTTTGTAGAGCGAGGTGAATTAAAAGTAGATTTTCTAAAATACTATTGAATTACTTTTTTACTTAGATCCAATTAAATTTTTTACAATACAAGACTTTAAAGACGGAACATTTTATTACAGTTGGGATAAAATGCGTTTTTATCGTTTACAGAAAGAAGGGTGGCTTATCAAAATACATAAAGGAAACGAAGGGCAACGACTTATTAAGCGAATATATAAAATTTTGATAGGGCAAGAATTATTACCTGAATCAACTAGGCGGAGTAAAATAATGAAGCGCAACACATACGTAGACAAAGTATACTCCCAAGCAATTAAAAAATTTAACAAAGATAGTTTAAATGGCTAGAATATCCACATACGAACAGGATTCGACTTTAAACACTCAAGACAAGGTCTTAGGAACTGATTCTGCTACTGGTGGAACTAAAAATTATACTATTAATTCTTTAGTAGGATTAATTAATGATGAAAATTTAGTTTCAGCATTTGACGGAGTAATATATACTTTTCAAAGTTATATTGACCCCGCAAATGAAGTAAAAGGCGTTCTTAATTTAAACGCTAGTTCTGCTTCAACGACAACATTTTCTACAGTAGGTACAATATACTTAAGTGTCTTAGATTTTAAAGGAAATTCTGTAGAAGAATATTTAGAGTATGTAGGATCAGATAACCCTAAGTTTTTAAAAATTTCAAAATTTGGGGATGTAAATACATTCGGTATTTTTGAAATTACAGCTATGGCAGATTACGGAAGCAATAAGTATAAGAAGCTGACCGTAATAGCCAGAGGATCTAATGGAAATTTAACGCCAAATGACAGATACTTTGTAGCTAATTATTCTGCACAATATGATCAAAATTTTGATGATGATTCTATAACTGAGTTTGGCGATGTAAGCAATAGCTTTTTTACAGGCACAGGAATAACAGAATTAACAAATGCTGGATCAGGCGCCATAATAACCTCAGCTGAAAGAACAAAACTCTCAACAGCAATAATAGCGACTGATGTTGTAAATAACCTAACAGATACAGCTACAGATGCTCCTTTATCTGCAAATCAAGGTAAAGTATTAAAAGATTTAATTGACTCTATAAATACTCTTTTAACAAGCGATAATATTGATTTAGACACTTTACAGGAAGTTGTAGATTATATTGAAACTAACCGTACTAATTTAGAAAGCTTAGGTATATCCAATATAACCGGACTACAAACCGCATTAGACGCAAAACAAAATACAGAGTCTGGCAAAGGTTTATCACAAGAAGACTTTACAACTATTCTTAAAAATAAGCTAGATGGGATTGCATCTGAGGCTGAAGTAAATGTTAATGCTAATTGGACTGCTGTTTCTGGAGATGCTTTTATTGAAAATAAACCAACCGGGTTATTAACAAGCACATCTACAGATTCATCTATTTCGCTAAGCGTTACTGCACTTTCAGATGTTACAAGTGCAGGATCAGGCGCTATAATAACAGGTGCCGAAAGAACTAAAGTATCCAATACGCCTTCTTTTTCTGGCACGGCGGGTAAGATTGCATATTTTTCAGATGCAAATTCTGTAGCCTCGGATAACAACCTGCATTGGGATGCTACAAATGATAGATTAGGAATAAGTGCATCATCCCCTGATATGCCTTTATCTATTGGAGCCAGTCAAAATAATCAGGCTATATTTGGTCAAGATAGAGTAACAGGAGAATCAACTATATATGTGGGAAGTGGGCCAGCGAACGACAAGGCGCTAGGTATTACTTTTGATAACGACAATATAAAAGCTAAGTTTTATGTAGGAGGAGATAAATCTTCTAACCCTTTAGTCATTAATAATGGAGGTAATATAGGAATTGGAACAGATTCACCGTCTTCGCCTTTAGATGTAAAATCTAATTCAACAAGTTCCGCTAATTCTGGGATTACTTTAACAGCTAATGGTAGTACCGATGCAGTTTTTAGAATTGGTGAAAAAAGTACAAATGGTGGCCGATTTCATATGTATGATGCGGGTATTGAAAAAATCGCATTTTATACAGATGGAACTAATAATCATATTTCTGCCGGTAATTTAGGAATAGGAACTACTTCAGCTGGAGGCAAGCTTCATATATACGAAGGAGCATCAGGGCAATCTACACCTAACGCGTCGGCAAGCTCATTAATATTAGAAGATAACGCAAATAATGGGTTATCTATTCTTACACCTAATACAGGTATTGGTAGTATTTTCTTTGGCGACAATGACGACAATTTTGTAGGTGGTTTTAGATACGACCATTCGGATAATTCTTTAGATGTTAATGTAAATAATGCTTTAGCGGTTACTATAGATTCTTCTAGGAATGTTGGAATTGGAACTGATTCGCCTACTCAAAAGCTGCATGTTAGTGGCAACGCTAGGGTGACTGGGGCTATATATGATTCAACAAATTCAGCAGGTGGTTCAGGGCAAGTATTAATGTCTACAGGATCTGGTACAAATTGGTCTAATATTGCTTCGATGTCTACATTAAGATTAAGAAGTGCTGCAGCCCAAAGTGCTAACGCAACTACAGATATTGCTGTTCAGTGGGATACACAAGAAATTTCTCCTGATAGTAACTTTGCGCATTCAACATCTACAAATAACTCTAGAATACAAGTAGTAAATTCAGGTAAATACCTAGTAACTGGTTATGTAAATTATACAGGAACAACTAGCAACTATAGATTTACTACTAGACTTTCAATTAGGGTTAATGGTACAGATATCTTAAATGACTTTTTTGATGGCACATATGTCAGAGGTTCTGCTGGGATTGCTGATCATGGCGGCAGTTTTAGTTTAGTAGTTGATTTATCTGCGAATGATTATATAGAGGTACTTAGCAAAAAAACTAGTACTAATTCTGGTAATGCAACTATCGCTGATGGGACAAATATAAGTTTAGTAAGATTAGCTGGTGTAAAAGGAGAAAAAGGAGACACAGGCGGCGTTTCAATAGCTAACTTTGGAGATAATAGATTAGTTACGTCTGGAGCAACTGAAAGCGCTATAAATGGTGAATCAAATTTAACATTTGACGGAAGTACTTTAGCTTTAACTGGAGCACAAACTGTTTCCGGCGATCTAACTGTTTCCAGCGATCTAACTGTTTCAGGTAATTTAATAGGTGCAACCGCAACGAGTGGATTTAGTGTTACAGGCGATTTAACAGTCGACACCGACACCTTATTTGTAGACTCTACCAACAATAATATTGGTATAGGTACAACTAGCCCTGGAGCAAAGCTTCAAATAAATGGAGGCACTAACCCTTATGTGTTAAACGCGCCGAATGCTGGGGGGCTATCAACTTATGGTATTGATGTTACAGCCGCTGCTGGTGGAGCTGATAACTATGGCGGAGCAATTTCTTTTGGAACGAAAGCCTCAAATAGTGGTGGACGCGCTGCGATTGCAGGCCTGCAAGTTTCGGGGGACAATGATGATGTCGCTCTTGCATTTTTTATTCATGACTCAAACAGCGGAAGTGATGCTGCGAATTTAATTATGCGTTTGGGCGATCAGCACAATCGAGATTTAACACTTTTTACTAGTAATACTGATACTCAAGGCATATTTTTTGCAGATACTGATCACGACCGTAGGACAGGCATAAATTACAACCATTCTACTAACCAAATGAAAATTGCGGGAGGGAATTATGGTAGTTTTGATAATAATACGTTTATTACAGCTGATTCAGCTGACGGTGTTAAAATTGGTTATTCCGATACTTTAAGGGTTGAAGGCAATCATACTTACCTTAAATATATTAAGAGCAATATTGGTACCATCTACCCGCTAGCTGAATTCACATCTACTAGGTTCAATGCTGAATACGAAATTAGACTTCAACAGCTAACAACACAGGCTTCTTCCGTTGTAGATGGGCAAGAGCTTGGGCTGTTTTCTTTTTATGGGCAAACAAAAGATGCTAGTGACGTTTTAACTAGAGACGAATTTGCAAGAATTCAGGCAAACGCAGTATCGGTAGATCCCACAGATGCGAAAGGTAGTATTAATTTTTATGTGAAAAGAGGAGGTCATGCGGGCGTTTTGCATGCCTTACAATTAATAGCCGGTACTAACTCTTATCAAACAAGACTTAACGTACTAGAAGGAACATTAAACATAGCGAATATACCAACATCCGCAAGTGGGTTATCATCAGGTGATATATACAGCGATGGAGGAACATTAAAAGTAGTAGCATAATATGGCAACAATAACAGGGTGGACTTGGGACACTGAAACAGTAGATACATATCCCACGCATACGGACAGCGATGGTAACACAAGATCCGATGTGATCTATACTGTACACTGGAAACTAAGCGGAACAGATGGAACATATTCGTCAGAAGTTTATGGTGTAGAAAATTTATCTGTAGAAGATCTTTCTACCTTTACAGATTTTTCTAGCGTAACTAAAGCAAACGTTGAAACGTGGTTAACCACAACAATGGGAGATGATAAAGTAAATTCTTTCAAACAGCTTGTGCAGGCGGCTGTAAATGAAAAAGAAACGCCCACAAGCGTTACAAGGACAATAGAGTAATAATTAAAACAAATTTTATGGAAATTAAATTAAATCAAGAACACATTCAAGAAATCAATTCAATTTTAAACTCATTACCTATATCTTGTCTTACACAAGTTAAAGGTGTTATTAGTGTTTTTGAAAAAGCACAAGCTGAAGTACAAGCCGAAGAACAACTTGAAAAAGAAGAGGATTCGGGTGAATTAGAATAAAAAAATAAAAATAAAAAATGGCAAGAATAGCTGACTACTCTAAAGATACAACAATCACAGGAGGCGATAAAGTGATTGGCACTAACCAGGCTAATGGTGATACTGTTAACTTTTTAGTTGAAGATTTAGCTAATTATATATCTAGTATAGCTGATGTTGATGTCAGCGTAGCTAATTTAAAAATAAGATTGCCTCAAATAGATTCAGATATTACTATAGGTGATGGATCAGATGTAGACACAACAATATCTGGAGACTTAAATGTAAATGGTGATTTAACTGTTAATGGTGCAATTTCTGGTTTATCAGTAGAAGAATCTTTAAGTGTTGTATTTAATGTAAAAAATACCTCGGGTGGACTTTTGCCTAAAGGAACGGTAGTGCATGTTGCTTCAACCCAAAGTTCTCAGGGTAATATTATTGATGTAGTAAAAGCTGATAATTCAAGTGCTGCAGGCATACCGGCTATTGGTATTTTAAATGTACAATTAGCCGACGATGGAGAAGGCGAAGCTGTTGTTGTAGGAAGAGTAAGTGGCATTGATACTAGTGCTTTTACAGCAGGAGATGAGCTGTATGTAAATACCAATGGTGGATTTACAAATGTAAAACCAACAGGCACTACTCTAATACAAAAAATAGCTGTAGTCATTAAGTCGCATGCTTCAAATGGTTCCATCGAAGTATTTGGCGCGGGTAGATCTAATGATTTACCAAATATTGCGCTAAATAACGTATGGTTAGGTAATGCCTCTGGGGTGCCAACACCTACGATACACACTATAGAAAATATCACGGATGTTAATATAACCAATTTACAAGATAATCAAATATTAAAGTATAACAGTTCTACATCTAAATGGCAAAACGAAGCAGATGGTGGTGGAGGTGGTGGAGTACAACTAACTGATTTATCTGTAGGTACAGAGGGCACAGCTTCTGGAGATGGTGACGTAAGCTACAATAACTCAACAGGTGTATTTACATATACGCCACCTGATCTAAGCTCTTACTTAACATCAGCCGTAGATGGAACCGGAACAGCTAACAATTTACCTATATGGTCAGACGCTGATACATTAACTGATTCAATATTAACTCAAGATTCAGGCGCTACTAAAGTGCAAGTGGCTGGAGGAATTGATACAACCGGTATTATACAAACCTCCACAACAAATGCAAATTTACAAATACAAGGTAACGGAACAGGAGGCGTAGAGGTAAGAGGAGCGGGAGGAAATGATGGTAAGATACAAATTAATTGCTCAGCTAACTCCCACGGAGTAACACTGCAAAGTCCTCCCCACTCATCCGGTGCTACTTATACTTTAATATTACCAACCACATCAGGTACATCTGGGCAAGTATTAACTTCCGGAGGAAGTAGTCCTTCTCAACTAACTTGGTCTACACCTAGCACGGGTGCCATAGATGGAACAGGATCTGCAAACAAGCTTGCAATTTGGTCTGATGCAGATACATTGACTAACGATACAGATTTGCATTGGGATGATACAAATAACAGGTTAGGTATAGGAACTGCTACGCCTTCTGCTACTTTGGACGTTGATGGTGCTAGTATATTTAGAGACCAATTAAATGTTGACCCCGATGGTAACCCGAATAATGTATTGTCCTTAAATGCAAGGGTAGCTAATGACTATAGTAATCTTGTTTTTAGAAATGGCGTAGGTACTGCTAACTGGGCTGAACTTGTGGCAACCCCTAACACACTTGCTATTGAAACAAATAGCGTAGAACGCCTACGCATTGACTCTGCTGGTAACGTAGGAATAGGAACTGATTCGCCTAGTGGAACTTTAGATATCAAAAACTCAACTGTTAGTAGTTATAATTTAAGATTAACAGCTGCTGATAATGGAGATATGGGTGGATTTTACCAAACCTCTAGTAATGCTGCAGAGTTATATTTAAAGAATGGGTCTTCCAGCACTAAATTAAAATTAGCATCTGATGGTAGCACTTGGTTTAATGGCGGTAACGTCGGAATTGGAACGGCTGCCCCTGCAGTTTCTTTAGATATAAACGCTGCTGACGCAATCGCTTTCCCAACAGGAACAACAGCTCAAAGACCTAGTTCTCCAGCGGCTGGTATGCTGAGATATAATTCTACTGAAGGACAGTTCGAAGGTTACACTACTGAATGGGGTTCTATTGGTGGAGGTGAAGACTATACACCATTAGCTGTAACTAAAAACGGATCTAATCAGTTTGTATTTAATTTTGCTGACGCTGTAAATTTTAGTTGTGCGGCAACAGGAACTTGGACTTTTAATCCTACAGTGGTAGCAGCAGACGTTGGTAAATCAGGAGTTATAATCATTAATAACACAGGAACAACCACGCCTGGAGCTTTACCTAGCGTTTTTAAAACGCCTAACGGTGATGCTATAGTATTTGAAACTGACTCTGGTGATACATCAATAATATCTTATTTCATAGCATCAACAACAAAAGTTTTAGTTAATTACGTTGGGAATTTTAGTTAACCATGAACATATGCAAGAAACTTAAAATTTATTTAATGAAAAATTTAGGATTTCAAAAAATATATAAATGGAACACTAGTGTAGCTGGTGCTTCTACTTCGTATACAACTACTATAACTAGTAGCTATACAGCGAGCAGGAGCACTCAGTATTCAGCTTCAACGACAAGATCAACGACTAGATCAACGACTAGATCTACAAGCAGAAGCACGAACTACACAACAAGTAGAAGCACTGGTTATTCTGAATCATATAACACTTCTAGATCCACATCTAGAACAACATCTTACACAACAAGTTACACTGAGACATATACTACGTCTTGGACATCTAATGTAAGTACAGCCTACACAACAGCCGGCACTACTACTTTTTCTATAGGTACTTTTTATCAAACCTCTCAATTTACAGCTGATACAGGTGGGTCAGGCGGGGGCGGTGGCTTTGGATTCTGTGTTGAAGAAGGCACGCCAATAAACATAAGCACAACGCAGTCTACACTAGTTGAAAACTTAAACGTTGGGGATGCTGTTTTAACTAAGCAAGGAGGATTTAATACTGACGATGAAAACGCCATGCACTTATTCTCAGCAGATACACTTACAGGTGACCATGATACTGGCAATATAACAGCTATACAAAGGTTCACTGTTAATAAGATGGTAGAAGTTAACGGTGGATTGCTTAGAGCAACCCCAGATCACAGAATGATTGTTAAGCAAGAAGATGCTGCAGGAGATTTAAAATGGCTAGTAAGGCCTTTGTATTTTTGTGCCATAGGGGATCATTTCTTAGATGTTAATAATAACGAAGTGGAAATTACTTCTAAAACAGAAGAAACCGGTACTTTTTATGTTTGGCAAATGGATATAGAAGACGAAGATGTATATTATGCAGGAGGATTGTTAAATCATAACTATTACTATTAATTATGCCAACTACTTATTATCAAACAGCAAGATCCACTAGTTATACTCAGCAAACAAGTAAATCTACAACTAGGAATACAGCTTATAGCTATTCTAGGAGTACAACAAGATCAACCTCGCGTAGTACCACCAGATCAACAAGCTATTCTGAAAGTTATAGCACTTCAAGATCAACTTCAAGGTCAACAAATTACACAACATCTAGAACAACTTCGTATAATGAAAGTTACTCAACGGGTGGTGTTTCAACAGCATATACTTCGTATTGGAATGTAAACACTAGTTTTACTACAAGCACTACCTTTACAACGACAATAACGACTAATGAACCTTCAAATCGTAATACTAGCTTTTATCAATAAATTAAATTTAATATGGCATGTAAAGTAGATTCCACTAGGCAAGATAAATATTGTATCGCACCATTTTTATCACCAGCTATAACTCCAGATGGGTTTAAAATGTGCTCATCTCCTTGTGCAAAATCTTTTAGCAGTATAGACTTTTGGAACGGAGAACATATGCAAAATATACGGGAGCAATGGATGAACGGCATAGTTCCAGACGAATGTGAAGAGTGTTATTTAAATACCAGAGGAGTTATCACTTCTTCTGTCATTAAAAACAAATCAACAACTGTACCTTTAAATTTTAAGCATTTATATTTAGCTAGATCAAATAGGTGTGATTTAGCATGCGAAATGTGCAGCTCTACAATATCACATACTTACGACAAGGTTTGGAATAACGGCAGAATAGGTATACTAGATAATGATTTTGACTTAACGCCCTATTTAAAAGAAGTAGAAAGTATAGCTATATCCGGGGGTAACCCTGTTTTAGATACAAAAATTAATGATATAATAAAAGGGCTCGATAATAAAAAAGTTAATAGGTTTTTAATTACTAGTAACGGTTCTGTATTCCCTGATAGAATGTTAAACAATATAATAGATCTAAATTTAAAATGTGAAGTATTATTAATATTTTCTATAGATGGACCAAAAGAGTTTAATGAGGTAGCTAGATTAGGGACTAAACAAGAAAGAGTATATAAAACAATAAATAAGGTAATAGAAAAAACTAAACATATACCTAACATATCTATATGTATAGAATTTACGGGAACTAATAAATCCGTAAAACACTTAATAGATCTATATAAAGAAATAAAAGAAAATTTACCACATCCTCCAGAATACAATGGACCACACATGATTAGCAATGTATGTTCTTTTCCGGAAAACTTAGCTATACAAAATACTGATGATGAAACATGGGAATTCATGAGAGGAGAGCTTTTTAGATATTTTTTAGATAGAAAAGACAAATGTAAGTTAGCTTTAGATTTTTATGGGATGGTTAATGATTATTGTTACATAGTAACTAAAGCTAGACAAAGAAAATTAAATTAAATTAAATGCAAATATTCAATCCAGAGGTTTTGTCAGAAAGACTTGGGCCTAGACTAATCAAAGACAATTCATTAAAAAATCTTGAAAAAGCAGAAAAATATCTAACAGGACAAGTGGTAAACAAATACGAGTGGGAGTTGGCGTATGATGTAATGGCTAACGAACCACCTTTTTTTAAAACAATGGGATACACCGAGTATACGGGTAGTATATTGTTTCAACCACTTACACAACCCCTTAGAGATGATCAAATGATTGAGGCTTATTATGATAGCGACTCAACCATTATAGATCACGCCTCTTATTTACGAAACAAGTTTAGGGACAAGAATGCGAATAAATATGTAGATAGGCAAAATTGCTTTTCACAGTTTCCGCCTAAGAAGTGTATTGTTGTCTTACCAGGATCAAATAAACTAAAAGATCACTCGTGCATATCTAAAATGAATTATATAAATGACAAGCATAAAAATGATTTTTATTTTAAACCGCATCCATTAACCACTTTAAAAGATGTGGGTGAATTACAAGATATGTTCGGAGAGAACAAAGTGTTACCTAGGGATGCAGACTTATATATGTACATAGCCGAGGCTGAGAAAGTGTACACTACACATATGAGCGAAAGTGCAGCTTATTCACTTGTATTAGGAAAAGAAATTGAGCCCATTGATGTGCATCATAGAGTACATGAATCTTCATTCTATAGTATAAATAGATTGCTTTTTAGAAAGCAAAAAGAGGGAGACTCTGTTATAAATAAAATATTTTCAAGTTATAAATCAGGTTTAATAAATTTAGACTTAGATTTAAATTGGAAAAATAAGATAGACAAATATTTAGAATATGCTAATGCTTATAGGAGTGAAGCATTAGACTGGTACATAATTAAAGACCAAATAGCAGATGAAGAATAAAAAAAAATTCAAAGACACCAACGTTGGGAAATTCTTACTTGAAAAAATTCCTAATGTTGTTGGAGCCATAGCAGGTGATACGCCTGTTGGCTCTGTGATACAAGCTATAATAGGAGGCAGTGATATGTCACCAGAAGACAAAGAAGTCGCTCTTAAAAAGCTAGATATTGAAAGAGCAGAAATTGACGGCACAACAAGAAGGTGGGTAGCAGATGCTCGGTCAGGAAGCTGGCTTGCGGCTAATGTACGACCGCTAACATTGGTATTCTTAGTAGTATCTTATATAGCGGGATGGTATATGGGTTATCCATTAGATGATATAACGGGACTATTAACAATAGTCATCGGGGGCTATTTCGGATCACGAGGGGTCGAGAAAGTGTTCGGAAATAATAAACATAAATGATAAATACAGATTTGAAAATTTACGGTTTAAATATTACAGCATTATTTGCTAGCTCAGATATGGCACACAACATTAACCCAACCTTACAAACATTAGTGTTGTTGCTTACTATAATTTATACTACAATTAATATATACAAAAAAATTAAATAATATTATATGAAATACTTTACAGACGAGAGTGACTTCCACGGAATGATGCACAAAATGGACCCTAAGCTTTTAGATATGTTAGATACACTTAGAGAAAAGTTTGGCTATCCAATTGTTCTTAATTCACATTACAGATCACCAGAACATCCAATAGAGGCTAAAAAAGCTAAACCAGGTGAACATTCATATGGTGCAGCAGTTGATATTAAATGTGCAGGCGGAGAAGCTACATTTAAATTAGTTAAAGCGGCAATAGAAGTTGGATTTACTCGTATAGGTATTTCAAGAAAGAATAATTTTGTGCATGTTGGGATTGGTTATCCTGATGCACCACCAATGACAATCTGGACATATTAAATGAAATTAATTAGAAAAATATCAATTGGCCAAGACTATAAGAATGAAGCAATGCACTATTCGGTTGGTCAAGAGGTTTATGGGGGGCATAGAATCTGTGATATAATGGCAGAAGAAAAAGGCTACTACATATACATTGAAAAGAATGGTGCTCAATTACCATGGAAACACTTTAATAAAAATATGGCTGTTTCTATAGAATACAATTTAGATTACTAAATGAAATCATTATACAATTATATTATATCTACTGAAAATCGCTACAACAATAAAAAAGATGTTGATGGCAAAGAGTTAATTCTAAATACAGAAGTAACTGAAAGAGATTATCATTTTGTAAACCGAATAGGTACAGTTGTAAACACACCGATTAATTTAAATACTCCAATCAAACCAGGGGACGATATTATTGTACACCACAATGTATTTCGCCGATGGTACGATGTTAAAGGTAATGAGCGTAATTCATCTTCTTATATAGATGAAAACAGATACGCGGTTTACCAAGATCAAATATTTGCTTACAAACAAAATGGTAAATGGAAATGTTTACCTGAATATTGCTTTGTAGAGCCAATAGACAACGACGACGAATGGAGCACTCTAAGTGAAAAAGAATTAGTCGGCAAGCTTACATACTCGAATGATTATCTGGACTCATTAAACGTGCCCGTGGGTGCCTTAATTGGCTTCACACCAGGCTCAGAATATGAGTTCTATGGACATAAAGAAAAAACGTGAGCAACTACTCAAAGCTGCTGAGAATGCAATTAACGAGCTTATCAAAGTTATGGATAAGAAAATGGATTTAAAAGAAGTAGATCCTGAAAAAGTTAAGATCTCAGCTTCAGCCTATAGATTGGCTATGGAAGATGCGATGGCTATGATGGCTAAAGTAGAAGAGCTCGAATCAATGGATACAAAAGATACAAAAAAGAAACAGGAGTTTTTTGGCGTGGAGGGCCGCGCTAAGTAATGTATCAACAAACACTATATGCTATACACACAAATCATCTTGATCGCAAGGATGTAAAAAGTGACAACAGGTATAAGAAGTTTAAATACGGCTATAACAAAGATTTAGATTGTGTTATCATCAGTAAAGACGGAACGCTAGGTGAAATATACGAAATACAAGGTTTGCGTATAGGTTTACCAAAAGTGCCGAAAGAAGTTGATGGAATGGAAATTAAAAAAGAAGATCAGGTTTTTATTAAAACTCCAAAGCCTGCTTCGCTAAACAAAATTAAAACAATCTATGATTTTAAGTTATTACCAGAAGATATTAAAGAACAGTATTACGAATATATTGAAACTGAGTTTAGTCGTCGCAATGATGGTTACTGGTTCATGCGGAACGGTGAAAAGTGTTACCTTACAGGGTCACACTATATCTACCTCAACTGGACGAAAATTGATGTGGGATCACCAGATTTTAGAGAAGCAAATAGAATCTTCTTCTATTTCTGGGAAGCGTGCACAGCTGATGCAAGAAGTTATGGAATGTGCTACCTTAAGAATAGACGATCGGGGTTTTCCTTCATGGCTAGTTCAGAAACGGTTAACAGAGCTACGATTTCAAGAGATTCACGGTTCGGAATCTTATCAAAGTCTGGTAGTGATGCTAAAAAGATGTTTACAGACAAAGTTGTACCAATATCAGCAAACTACCCGTTCTTTTTCAAACCAATACAAGACGGAATGGAACGGCCTAAAACGGAATTATCCTATAAGGTCCCCTCGAGAAGACTTACGAGAAAGTCCATTACCGAGACAACCGAAGAAGAACAAAAAGGACTTGATACAACAATAGACTGGAAGAATACAGGTGATAACTCATATGATGGTGAAAAGCTACAATTATTAGTGCATGATGAATCTGGTAAATGGGAGAAGCCTGACAATATATTAAATAACTGGCGTGTAACTAAAACGTGTTTACGATTAGGTGCAAAAGTCGTTGGTAAGTGTATGATGGGTTCAACATCAAATGCACTTGATAAAGGTGGTGAGAATTTTAAAAAATTATATAATGACTCAAACCTTGCAAGAATTAAGAGAAATCGCAATGGGCAGACTCCTAGTGGACTATATGCTTTGTTCATTCCTATGGAATGGAATTACGAAGGATTCATCGACAAATATGGTTTACCTGTCTTTGATACTCCAGAAGAGCCAATCGAAGGAGTCGATGGAGAACTTATCTATACAGGAGTTATCGAGCATTGGGAGAATGAAGCAGATGGGCTTAAGGGAAATTCTGATGGTTTAAATGAATTTTATCGTCAGTTTAAGATTCTATATTTAATCTTACAAAAATATATCAACAAATAGATTTTAATGAAGAGATGGTAATGTCTGGGTATGTTACTCAGGGATCATTCTCTTGGCAAAATGGTGTTAAAGACAGTAAAGTTGAATGGCACCCACATAAAGACGGAAGGTTTAGATTATCCTGGATACCTCCTGTTGATATGCAAAATAATATTATTGTACAAAATGGTATAAAACACCCAGGTAATAAAGATTTAGGAGCTTTTGGCTGTGACAGTTATGATATTAGTGGTACAGTTGATGGCGGCGGTTCTAACGGTGCTCTACACGGATTAACAACATTTTCAATGAATCCTGATGTACCACCATCACAATTTTTTTTAGAATATGTTGCAAGACCACAAACGGCTGAAATATTTTTTGAAGATGTGCTTATGGCCATTATATTCTATGGTATGCCACTTTTGGCAGAGAATAACAAGCCACGGCTACTGTATCACCTTA